CCCTGTGGTACGCGGCGGGCGGCATCAAGGTCCGTTCCTGCAATCGACCAACAAGGCGTACGAGCAAGGCGACGTCGTCTACCACGGAGACGAGGAATACATCGCCAACGCTGACATTCCCGCCAACACCGCCTTTGCGATCGGCACGTCCGGCGCAACGTGGCGCTTGGTTAAACAGGCCAACTTGTCCAAGACCGTCACCCAGAACGCTCACGGGTTTGTTGTTGGCCAGCCAGTCCGCGAGACCGCTTCCAACACCTACGCCGCTGCTCACGCCGGTTCCGCCGGTAACGAGGCACGCGGCGTCGTTACGCGTGTGGTCTCGGCCAACACGTTTGAGGTTACGTTCCAGGGTCGGGTTACGGCCACCGGGCACGGCTTCACCGACGACAACACCTATTGGCTGCCGAATGCGGCTGGTGTTGCGACCATCACCAAGCCGAGTGCAGGCACTACGCAAGCGGTGTTCACCGTCATTGACGCAAACACGCTGTACGTCCACGACCGTCAGGCTGTTCAGCCCGGCGGCGCGTCTAACCAGACGCTTGCTCGGGCGTCGGTGCGTAACGCTGGTTCTGTGACGCTGAGTACCACCGAGACGGACATCCTGTCGATCCAGTTGCCTCAGGCTGGTACGTACCTGCTCCTGGGCGACGCAACGTGCGCCATGTTCCACAGCTCGGACGTGGAAGTTTCGTTCGCCATCCGAATCACGGACAACGCAAACAACGAGATCGACGACAGCGCTGCGATTACGTCGTTGGACCATTTCCAGTCGCCGCAGAACGACCGCTGGGCACCGCATCTGGCGACCCACGCCGTTGTGACCGTCTCTGCGGCGTCCACGGTCAAGATGCGTGGTATTGTCGGTTTCAATACCACCGAGCGTGTGATCGCGCCGACGGCTGCGAAACTGCGTTACGTGCAAATGCCCGACACCTCGGTCGTACCGGCCAGCGCGATTCCAGCCAACGACGAAGTTCAGGTGATGCTTGGCGAACTGGTAAGTAACACCAACATCGTGCAGAACCCAGGAGTAGCCTCAAACTTCTTGCTTGGGGGCCAGACGTGGGCCGGGCTGAACTCCAACACGGATTATGAAGAGTACCGGCTGGACGTTACGTACGAAGACGCCGATGCCCGTCACCACGCGGGTTCCCACTTCTTCAAACGCACCGACAACTTCGAAGTCGGGCAGGCGTTGAGCTACGCCACGTCCAACAGCGCCGGTGACTGGCAGATCCGCCTTGACATTGGAGCTTCCCTTGCTGGCGGTCAGGTCATTCCTCGTGGCGATGGTGACTGGGAAGGTGTTATCCTGCGCCTGTACGGGATCATGAAGCAGTATCGCGTTCTTCCTAGCGGAAGCGTGCCGGTCACGCATGACCAGAACAACTATCTGGACATCGGGAACAAGCGTATTCAGTGGGGAACTGGAGCCAGCACGGGGGCGATTTCACTCCCGCAGCCGTTTGCGGACACCAACTACGCGGTTAGCGGCGCGGCGGAAGCTGCTGGCTCGATCTGCGAGATGGCGTTTCACTCGAAGAGTACGACGGGCTTCAGCGTCCGCACGTACATCGGGCGCAGCACTGGCAACAACGACCTCACGGTCACCAACCAAATCCAGTGGACGGCTGTCGGTAACAAGCCCTAATCACGCCAAACCACCCTTAAGGAGGTCAGATTATGTCCGTCGAAAACGTGGTTGGCGCTCCAACCGTGGCCGCATCAGCAGTGCGCGACCTACTCTCCACAATCACAGCCGCTGGGGCAGGCACCCTGTCCCACGGCACGTACAACACTTGGGACAAGGTGAAAGCCGAGTTCCAGGACGTTGAAGTTGAATTGGTCGCGACCTACTCCGGCCAGCCCACAACCTACGGAACGTCGAAGTTCCCGACCGCTGCAATCGCCGCAAACGGTCGCCACGAGTCGCGTGACGAACAGGGTTACGAGGTTGGGTTCACCATCGGCGCAACCACCGGCCACACGCTCACAGCTTTTGTGAACAACACCGCCGGGCCGGGTTGGACGTCCGTGGAAATGAAGGTGTACGGGGTTCGCTCCCAAGAGCGTGTCGTTGCACCTGCCAATGTTCCGGTGACGCACGATCAGAGCGGATACCTGGACATCGGGAACAAGCGTATTCAGTGGGGCCGCGTCGCGACCAACACCGAATACAACACAGTCACGTTCCCGCAGCCGTTCAAGGACAACGAGTATTCGTTCAACGCCACTATCGAGAGTAACAGTACCACGCAAGTGTTCAGCATCACTCACATCAACCGGACCACAACTCAAATCGGCACGCGGAAACGTTATGTTCAGTCCAACGGTAACTCTGGCGGACAGGCAACAAGCGAAAATTTCGACTGGATTGCCGTAGGCGACAAGCCATAACGCGCTTACAGGCTGCCCCACCGGTGGCCTGTATGACAATATAACGACAAGAAAGACCTAGCGTTATGACTGGAATTGAGCCGTTCATCGCGAAGAACTTCGCATGGATTCTAACCGCTGCTTTTGGTGCAGGCGGATTTGTGTTTCTGCTTAAGTCGCTTTCCAAGCGCCTTGACCGCCACGAGCAAGCAATCGACGCGCGTTTCTCCGAGTTCCTCGCCGACCACCAAACGCAAACGATGCAGACCAACGACCATGCGGTCCGCATTGCACGTTTGGAGGAACGCACGGACGCGCTGTCCGACATGAAAGCTCAGGTGGCTGACATCTGGAAGCACTTCATGCGGAACGCCACCAAGTGAGGTACAGCATGACCCCGTTCAACTACCGCCCCGACCACACCGGCGAAGACGAGCCGATGGACTGGGAAGACAACGCAGTCTCGAACGCTATGGCGTGGGTAAGCGACCGCTTGTTCCCCCGCTGGTGCAAGAGTCAAGAACACTGGACCAACAAGGTCGCGGACTACTTCTGGGCGCAATGTGCTTGCTGCCTGTTCTTCCGTGGCGTGTTAGCAGGTGTTGCAATCGGACTGGCAACTCAGCTGGTCTTCTAACCAAGGAGAACTCCCATGGCATGTTGTGGACAATCCACCGTGCGCCACCCCGTGGCCACACAGACAGCAACCATCCCGCCGACCAACAACCTGTCGCCGCTTGAGGCAGCACAGACGTTTCAGTCGGCCAGCATCAAGGCACCCACCGGCCCGGTTAAGACACCGCGTCAGCAGGTATAAGGGGAACCGCGCATGTGGCCTTTTCAAAGCAAAGCGGCACCGCAGCGTGAGGCCAGCGAGACACCCCGTCAGCCAGAAATCTCGTACCTCAACAGCGGTCTCGGTGTCGCGATCGTTAAGTGGAACGAACACATTCAGATGAACGCAGCAATGCGGCACCCGATTGTGTCTCGTGCCTTGGACAAGATCGCACTCAGCTTCCAGCAGGTTGGTTGGAACGTTGTTGACGACCCCAAAGCCTCGGCTCAAGAGCGTTCCGGCAACGCTCGCGCTAAGCAGTCGTTGCAGAACCTTGTTGACAGCCCAAACGACGACATGACGCCGGAAATGTTGCGCTATTGGCTGGCGCTGAACTCCGCCGGTTACGGTCGCGCCCCGTACAAGGTGGGAACCGGGCTGGTCACTAAACTGGCGAACGGCATCTACCCTCTGGAAGCGCGGTACGTCCGCGTTCACCAGAACAACATGGGTATGGTTCGCCAATACCAATACGGCGACGGCGAAGAAGCGCAGTACTACCCTTCACGTTCGGTGTTTTTGAAGAACCCAAACGAGAACGGGTTCGCCGACCAGATCTGGAAGCCGGGCCTCCGTGGGTACCAGCACAAGGACGACAGTAACACGCCGATGAATGCTATCGGCTTGCCTGCACAGGTCGTCAAGGCGCTGCTTATTCGTGCCATCCAAACGGCCGAAGGGCACCCAAACGTGCGTTACATGGTGACAACCGACCGTGGCCTTAACGCCGAGCAGAAAAAGGCGCTCGGCGAGTACCTGAACCAAGACCACGGACCGCAAGGCCCGGACGCTGGTAACATTCCGCTGCTGACCAATGCCGGGCAGGTCACGATCCACACGTTGGACAACGACCTGAGCGACATCCACAGCAAGACCCCGTCGGACGACATGGCGCGTCTGATCTTTGGTGCCTTTGGCATCCCGATTGCGCTGGCCGGTATGGGCGCGGCCGACGGTGCCAAGTTTGCCGGGAACTACATCGAATCCCGTCAGGCGTTCTGGCAGGACACTATCATCCCCGGCTATGTCACGCCGATCACCAACGGTATCTCCCGTTCCATCTGCCCTCCGGGGCTTATGTTGCAGCCTGACTACGGCAGCATCCCAGCTCTGCAACAGGGCCGAGTGTTGGCTATGAAAGAGCTGAAGGACGTGGACTACCTGACCCAGCGCGAGAAGCGTGCGTTGATGGGTTACACCGAAGCGCCGGACGGTCCCACCGTTGGGGAACTCAACCGGCAAAGCAAAGCCCCCGGAGGCCAAAATGAATAAGCTGCGCGACACCGCGACGTTCTATACCAAGGAAGCCCCGGCCGACTTGAAGCAGAAACGCACGTTTGATTTCAAGTTCCACGCTGCGCCTGAAAACATGCTTAAGGAGATCGGCGACGACCTTCCTGACGGTTACGTGGCGGGATGGGCAAGTACCGAAGCCATGGACCACGTGCGTGATGTTGTTCGCCCCGGCGCGTTCGACAAGGCGATCCGCGAAAAGGGGCTGGAAGGTCCCGGCGGCATCAAGTTGCTGCACCAGCACCGGCCCAGCGAGATTGCTGGCCGCATTGTGAAGCTGGAGCAGCGTCCGCAAGGTTTGTGGATCGAGGCTGAACTGAATCTCAAGGTTTCGTATGTGCGCGACCTGTACGAGAACGCCAAGATGGCGGGCGGGTTGAACTTCTCAATCGGCTACCGCCTTGTTGAAGGCGGGTTCAAATTCATCGACCTTGGTGAAGACTCTTTCTGGGAACTCACTGAGGTGGACCTGTTCGAGGTCAGCATCGTCACGTTCCCGTGCAACGACGACGCCAAGATGACCTTTATCAAATCTGAAGGCGATGATCCATTCGCCTCCATCGCAGAGTTCGAGAAAGCCCTTGTGGCTTGCGGACTCGCAAAAAGTCGGAACGAAGCCAACCGCGTCACCCGTTGGGTGAAGGGCCTGGAACCGACAAAGAAGCCTGCCCCCAAGGATCAGCCCGTGTCGGCGTCCACTATGAAATCGCTGGGCAGCGTTACCGAGAAGCTCGCCGAGCTTCGCAAAACCCTGTCCGCCAATTAAGGAGAACCCTTCCCATGGCAAAGATCCCGTACAACGTGCTGCGCAGCCGCAAAATGGTCGCAGGTGCAGTGCATACCAAAGAAACCCCCACCGACATCAAGACGCTGGAAGCTGGCCTGGAAGCAATGGGCACCGAGCTGTCCGACGCAGTCGGCCTGATGAAGAAGTCGCTGGAGACCCGCGACGCTGACATCAAGGCGCTGAAAGAAGTCCAGGACGCTGTGGCTGACGCCAAAAACGTCGACGCCGAAACCCAGAAAAAGATGGGTGACATCGCCGAGTCGCTGGCCAAGTCCGAAGCCACCGCGCAAGCCGCTGTTGAAGCTGTCGAGATGCTGAAAAAGCAGATGGACCAGCCGATCTACAAAGGCGGAAAAGATCTGGCCGACTCCGACAAATCGGCTGCGGTTGAACTGCAGAAGCGCCGCCACATGTTCGGAGGTGGTCTTGAAGAAGAATTCAAGGCCGACATGGACAACCTGATCCACGCTGCCGACTACCGCTCGGCGCTGCAGAAGATGCCCAAGGTTGGCTTGGAGTCCAAGTCGCCGGTTCTGCGCACCCTGCCCGAAGGCGCGCGCAAG